TCTTTCAAGGTAGACCGTGTAAAGCGTATACCAACCAGAGGCAAGAGGAGTAAGCGTGTCAACGGAAGCACAATTAATTGAACACCTTGACCAAGTAAATAAGGTCGTAGAAAAGTATCTACAGGGTGCCGAGCCTACCCAAATTTCTAAAGAACTTGGTATGCCACGACAAAAGGTTGTTGGGTATCTAAATGAGTGGAAGCAGATGGCTTCTGATAATGCTGTTATTCGTGCAAGAGCAAAAGAAGCTTTGGTAGGTGCAGATGCCCACTATAACAAATTAATTAGTAAAGCATACGAAGTTATTGACGATGCCACCACTACTGCAAACCTAACTGCTAAAACAAGTGCTATCAAACTAGTGCTTGATATTGAATCTAAGCGTATTGATATGTTACAAAAAGCTGGTCTGCTTGAGAACAAGGAACTAGCAGAAGAAATGCTAGAGATTGAGCGTAAACAAGATATTCTTGTAAATATTCTTCGTGACATTGCATCTGAGTATCCACAAATTCGTGATGAAATTATGCGTAGACTTTCGCAGGTTTCAAGAGAGCAAGAGGTAATTACAATTGTCAATGACGTTCAATGATTTCTTTGAAGTCTTAAAAAATAATAACTTTATTGAAACACCAGTAAATGCTCGCACATTTGTAGAAGGCTCAGAGTATCTTGGTCAGCCACCACTATCAGATATTCAATATGATATTGTTGAAGCAATGAGTCAAATCTATAGGTTAGAAGATTTGATTGACATTATGGGCGACACAGAGGGTCGCAGATATTACAAGAAGTATACAAAGAATGAAATTATTCTACAACTAGGTAAAGGTTCTGGTAAGGACTTTACATCTACTGTAGCGTGTGCCTATATTGTTTATAAATTACTTTGTCTTAAAGACCCTGCTCGTTATTTTGGTAAGCCATCTGGAGATGCTATTGATATTATTAACGTTGCTATTAACGCACAACAAGCTAAGAACGTGTTCTTTAAAGGTTTTAAGTCTAAGATTGAACGCTCACCTTGGTTTGCTGGAAAGTTCTATGCCAAGGCAGACAGCATTGAGTTTGACCACGCTATTACGGTTTACTCTGGTCACTCCGAACGTGAGTCTCACGAGGGTCTAAACCTTCTTCTAGCAGTACTTGACGAGATTTCTGGTTTTGCTCAAGAAGTAGGAACTGGTAATGACCAAGGTAAAACTGCAGATAATATCTACAAAGCTTTCCGTGCTTCTGTAGACTCTCGTTTTCCAGACCTAGGCAAGGTAGCCCTACTATCATTTCCTCGTTACCCTGGAGACTTTATTTCTCAACGTTACGATGCAGTAATTGCTGAAAAAGATGTGATAACAAAGACTCACAGGTTTACTATTAATCCAGAATTACCAGAAGATTCTGACGGAAACTTTTTAGACATTGAGTGGGATGAAGATACAATTATTTCCTATAAGCATCCTGGGGTGTTTGCCCTTAAGAGACCAACCTGGGAAGTAAACCCTACTCGTAAGATTGATGATTTTAAACTAGCTTTTTACACAGACCTTGGCGATGCTATGCAACGTTTTGCCTGTATTCCTACTTACGCCTCCGATGCATTCTTTAAGCAGCAGGAAAAAGTAAGAGCCTGTATGACAACCAGAAATCCTTTGGATAGCATTAGAAGATTTGACGAAACATTTGAGCCTGACCCAGAAAAAACTTATTTTGTTCATGCTGACCTTGCACAGCGACATGACAAGTGTGCTGTTGCTATTGCCCACGTAGAAAAATGGGTATCAGTTCAAGTAATGAAAGACTATGAACAAGTAGTTCCAATGATTGTGGTAGATGCTGTAGCCTGGTGGGAGCCTCGTAGAGAAGGTCCAGTAAACCTGTCAGAAGTCAAGCAGTGGATTCAGAACTTAAGAAGACTTGGATTCAATATTGGAATGGTTAGCTTTGACCGCTGGAACTCTTTTGATATTCAAAATGAACTAAAGGCTGTTGGTATTAGAACTGATACTGTTTCTGTTGCTAAGAAGCATTACGAAGACATGGCTATGCTTGTATACGAAGAGCGTTTGGTAATGCCAAACATTGAACTTCTATTTGAAGAGTTAACAGAACTTAAAATTGTAAAGAATAATCGTGTTGACCACCCTCGTAAATCTTCTAAGGACTTAGCAGATGCTGTTTGTGGTGCGGTATTTGGAGCACTTTCTCATACTCCAAGAAATACTAGCCAGGAAGTAGAGATACATACGTTTAGGGATAGAAAAGAAAACAAAGACAAGCCACAGCTACCTCAAAATACAATAGTCTTTGAACAAAAAAATATAGACGATGCCAAAGATTATTTAACCCAATTTAATATGTTATAATTTTATTATGGAGTTTCGTGGTTAATAGCAACTGGAAGCCATTTCATATGGAAAAAAGTCAGCACCTCCACTTGCGACGACCAAGAAATCTATTAAAAAGCCAACAAAGATTAAGTATAAATAAGTATAATAATCAAAGTAGAATGGCTCCCAACAATCAAAATCAAAACCTGTCTTATGAATAACGTGCTATAATAAATTTGTTGAACAATGTTCAACGAGGAGAACAGGAAAATAAAAAAATTAATAAACTCAACCCTAGCAATTTTATTATTGCTCTTACCCCTAGCCTATTCATCACCTGCGTATGCAATAACACAAGCAGAGTATGACACACTAATAGCACAAGCACAGGAAAATGTTTCTGCAGCACAAACAGAATTAGCAACACAACAAGCAGAACTTAATGCCCTAAATACATCTAAAGATGACCTAGAATCGTCCCTACAAGCCTCACAGAGCGTTTTAGAACAAGCTCAGAACAACCTTAATCTTGCAATTCAATCAAATAATGAGCAGTCAATAATTGTTCAAGCTGCCTTATCAGCATTAGGAAATGCACAATTTAATCTTGAAACTAAACAAAATGAATTAGAAACAATTTCAAACAGTATTATTGAGCAATCTTCTGTGGTAACAATAAAAAGTTTAGAACTACAAACAGAAACAAATACATTAGGAAACATAACACAACAAGTTATTGACTCTCAAAACAAACTAAATAATGCAAATCTTAGAAAACAACAATCTGACAATAACTTTAGCCTAGCAAATATTTCATATAACGCTGCAGTATTAAACTACAATTCATCAGTAAGTAATGTTCAAACAAAAGGTTCTCTTGTTAGCAGTAAATCTAACGCATATAATGAAGCATTATCAGATGTTCAACTTAAATTACAGCAACTTACAGATGCACAAAACGCAGTAGATGTAGCAAACTATAACTATACACATAATCTTATTACAGTCTATCCAACAAACGCACAACCAACAGTGTATGGACTACAGGCAAAGATTTATAGAAACATTACCTCATCAAATCCACAACGCTCCGAGACAGCCTACACATATTGTAAAACAATCACAGTTACTCAAATTGCAAAAAACTGGGGTGGTGGAGACATTGAGGGTTGTGGTGGAGACAATGTTCTTATTCACTACACAGGATACCTAACAGTACCAACAACAATGAACTATCAGTTTCTAGCTAACGTTGACGACGGATGGTACATGAAACTCGACAACATGGTTATCAATGACAACTGGACTTTAAAAGGATGTGGTGGTTGGTGGAGTAGCTCGTTCCAACTACAAGCAGGACACCCATATGTATTTGATGCCTGGATGTATGAATGGGGCGGTGGAGCTTGTAACTATTTATACTACTCTTCACAGGTTGACTGGAACATAGTTCCTGCATCTTGGTTCTCTCAAAATCAACCAGTACAGCCAACATATGAATACGACCCTGCACTTTTGACGGTATTACAAAACAAACAAGAATTACTTGTAGCAGCACAAACACAATACTCACTAGCACTTGCAAACTCAGCAACAAAAAATGCAGAATATCTATCAGCAATAGATAACTACGACATCGCAGTATCTGAATGGCAAACAAAACAAATTGAAATGACAGATGCAGAACAACTTCAACTCGGTGCAAACCAAGAAGTAATTGCTTCTAGTATATTATTAAATTCTGCAGAACAGGCATTGCAAGAAGCTCAAGTATCATATGCAGAACAACAACTACTTATTGCTGAAAAACAACTTACCCTAACATCAGAAGATTTTGCACTACAACTATTAAAAAATAGCTTGACACAAATAGAACAAGATATTGAAGATAATATTAATATAGTTAATGACTTACAAAATGCTTTAGATAACGAAATTAAAGCTAAGAATGTAACACAAACAAACGTATCTACACAAACATCATCAGTTATAAATGCAGAACAACAAGTACAAGCAATTACAATAATGGCACAATCAATTTCTGCAAAAGCAATTTCCCAACAAGCAGTTGTAAGCGGTGCCTCAGCAATGCTTTCAAACGCCATTAAACAATTAGCAAATATTCCAACACCAGAAACTCCAATTGTAGACCCACAACCAGAACCAGAACCTACAAAAGAACCAGAGCCAGAGCCAAAACCAACCCCTGAACCTTCTGGAGACCCAAACATTCCAGAGGTAATTGAAAACCTTGCTGAAGTTAATCTAGAAGCAATAATTGCAACAAACTTAACAGAAACACAAGTAGAACAGCTTACAGAAGCAGCACTAGAAACATTTGAAACAGCAACACAAGGCTCACCAGAATATGAACAGGCACTTAAAGCCCTATTTGTAGTAGCCCAAGCAGACGACATTGTAATTTCAGAAGAGTTAGCAGCAATCCCAGGTGCAGCAGCACTTGTGGGTGCAATTAACTTTATTGGTAACGTTGGAGCCGATATGTCTCCAAAAGTTCGTGAAGAATCTAAAAAGATTGTTGTAACAGCAGTAGTTGCTGTTGGAGCAGCCGTAAACGCAGCTACAGGGGCAGCCCTAACAGCAGCAGCACCAACAGGTGGAGCATCAGTAGGTGGTTCATCAGGTGGAACATTAAGAAGGAGGAATTAATATGAAGAAATTTTTAAATGATATGCTAGGTCAAGCCTGGACCCTTCTAGGTATGTTCGTTGCATGGCTAGTCCTTGAGGGTTCAGCAAAAGATGTAGTAGGCTGGGCAATTCTAGGCACAATGGGTCTATGGATTGTCTCCTACCCACTAAGAAATACAAAAGAGAAGGAGGAAGACTAATGGACATTTTAAAAATTGCAAAGCGTATGCTTTCTCTATTTCTTGTAACAGCCCTAGCAACAGTTGGTGCTGGAGCAGCCATTGGAATTGACGTATGGCAAGCAGCCTTGCTTGCTGGTATCATGGGTGTTGCTAACGTAATAGAAGACCTCGCTCGTGGATATCTTAACGATGGAAAGCTGACTCAAGACGAGATTGATAAAGCATTTGTAGACAACATTCCAGCAAAAAAGTAAATTAAATAATTGACAACCCTTTCTAGATACTGTATAATAAATGTACAACCTAGAGAGGGTTTTATTATGACTATTGAACATAAAGATTTCTCAGTAGAAGAAATTGAAGAAGCAGTTGCTTGGCTACATATTGGTATTGACAAGGGCTGGATTTCAGAAGGATTTTGCTATACGCACGATGGCGACGAGTACATGACTGCCGAAGAAGAGGCAGAGTGGGAAGAGGGCGGAGACCCTTGCTCACCAGTTGTTAAGTGGCTTATTTAAATTGACATCTGGTTCAAGACTATGATATAATTGAACCATGAAACACAAAGATAACATTTTAAAACTTTATGCGGAAGGAAAATCGTATAGAGAGATACAGAAAATTCTTGGATGTTCAAAAGGTACTATTGCTTATCATGTTGGCAAAGGTCAAAGAGAAAAAACTAACGCCAGAACAACAAGAAGTAGAACATTAGCAAAAAGAAAAATTTGGAAAATTAAAGAAGATTCTGGTTGTGTAGATTGTAAAGAAAAATATCCACACTATATACTAGACTTTGACCACCTTCCAGAATTTGAAAAACTTGGTAGCCCAACTGAGATTATGCATAAACATTCTTGGGAAAAAGCTATACAAGAAATGTCTAAATGTGAAATTGTCTGTGCTAATTGCCATAAAATTAGAACTTGGAAAAGATACTTAGATAATATTGGGCTATAGTTAAATTGGCATAACGAACGGCTGTTAACCGTTGATTCCAGATTCGAGTTCTGGTAGCCCAGCGACAAACTAAATACTGTCATTGCGAATATTGCATAATGGTAGTGCTCCTTCCTTCCAAGTAGGTGGCGTGAGTTCGATTCTCACTATTCGCTCGCATTGGCTTCATAGCTCAGTTGGTTAGAGCACCACCCTGTCACGGTGGGGGTCGTCGGTTCAAGTCCGATTGGAGTCGCAATGCCTCCTTAGCTCAGTGGTAGAGCAACGCACTTGTAATGCGTAGGTCGTCAGTTCAATCCTGACAGGTGGCTCCAATTAGTGGTAAAATATATTTGTAGATAATATTCTACATAGAAGGAGAATAAAAAATGGCAGTTAAACCAGCACAATATTTCGACCCATTCCCAAAAAATCGTGGGGATGAACTTGGAAACATGGCTTCATACAGAAAGCACCCACACCGTGGTTCCGACTGGGGAGCAAAAGCAGCAATCGAACTAAAGCCAATCAAGGCTATTACTGATGGAAAGGTCAAGAAGATTTTCTGGACTGATGTTCTAGGACACTGCCTAGTGCAGTCTTCAGACGATGGCTTCTATTGGCTATATGCACACCTTGCAGAAAAACCAAACTTTGAACTTGACACACCTCTTGATGGTGGCAAGTCAGTTATTGGTAAAGTTGGTGGGGGTAAAAAGACACCAAGTGGGTCCGCCAGTACTGGAGCCCACCTACATATGGCAGGTACAGCAATGGCACATGGTAAAGATGTTCACCTAGTGGCTTATGACGACCTTGTTGATGTTCACAAGCACATTGACGAGAACAACAAACCAGTGAAGTAATATGCCAAGTTACAATTATAAATGTTCTCAATGTGAGGCAGTCTTTACTGTAACTCGCTCAATTATGGAAACTGACCCAGGATATGAATGCGATACTTGCAAAATTGCAATGACTCGTGTATACTCAGTAGGGGCAATACAATTTAATGGTAGCGGTTTTTACAGCAAGGAAAAATAATTGGTAAAAGCTAAAGAGTGGTCGCTCACAGGACTAGACCGTTGTGACGTTTGTGATGCACAAGCATATGTGCATATCAAAGGGGTAGCAGGGGACTTAATGTTCTGTGGGCATCATTTTAATAGTTTGGATGGAGAAAAACTACAATCATTTGCATTTGAGATTATTGATGAACGAGAACGTTTGATTGAAAATAAATCTCAAGGTGACAACTAGTAGTATAATAATATTAGGTGAAAAATGGAATACTTTCTTGGGTCGTTACTTACTTTAATAATCATGTCTTACTTTGGTAAACGTTCAGCAAAACTTCTTTCTGAACCAATTAAAAAAATTATTTATTCACAATCACATATTGATAATCTTATTTCTCAAAAAATGTTAGAAGAATTTTTACCAAAACCTAAAAAGAAAACTCAATCTTCGGAGCACAATAAAGGAACTGAAGTAAGAGTGCTTGTGATTGAAGGGGAGGCATACTGGATTGCCGAACAAACTTTATACGTTGCACAAGTAATTGATGGAATTGTTAATAATCATACAGCAAAAAAGGTTGACACAATGACTATGAATACTGTACAATTAGATAAGACTCAATTTATTGTTAAAAAACTAACGGAAGGAAAAGGAAATGATAGTGGCTATCCACGGAAGTCGTAGCTTTAATGACTATAACATTTTCCTAAGAGCAATGCATACAGCATTGACACAACTTCCAGAAGACGATAAAATGATTACTATTATGTCTGCTGGTCCTGCTCAAATTAATTCTTTTGGTCAGGAGTTTTCAAACATTACCGAACGTAGTCTAAAGGCTCGTGGCATTAAGATTAAAATTGTTAAAATTCCACCTCGTTGGATTAAAGAAAATCTTGGTATTGTTAACTATCTTGCTTATTTTAGCAAGCCAAAAGAATCATTGCCAGAAATTGTTGAATTAGCTGACGCTAAGGATGTTGAAGTTGGAGTATACCGATTCTAATACTTAGTAAGCGAGAGAAAGCTTTTCTCTCTGTTGCTAAATATCTTGCATCTAAATCTGATTCAAGGTATAGGCACGGAGCGATTATTGTTAAAGGTGGTAGTGTCATTGGCACAGGTTTTAATAAAGACCGCAACCATCCTAACATTGTTTCACCAGAGCACATTAAAACTCATTGCTCAGTTCATGCTGAGGTTGAGGCTATCCGAGATGCAGGATGGAATGTAAGAGGTGCTGTTCTTTACGTTGCCAGGATAAATAGTCAGGGTAAAAATAGATACAGCAAGCCTTGTGACCGCTGCATGGTAGTCATTGAGGAAACACAAATCAAAAAAGTAATCTACACAAGGAGTGATGATGATAATTAAATCACTTAATGAGATGGAAACTATCGTAGAGAATAGCGAAGTTCTATCATGGAATGGCTGGACAGTAATTGAAAGCAATTCAAAAATAGATGGATTCATCAATAAACTTGGTGTATTCATAAATGGCAATTGGATTGTGCAAAAACGCTATGAGCCAGGAGCCAATGGTTGGGATATCCCAAAACGATTGGTGGTAAAGAATGGCTCACAAGGATGAATGGAAACAGGATGCTCAGTGTAAAGACTTTGACACACAACTCTTCTTTGATAAATATGAAGAAGACCTTGAGCTAAGACCTGCTATTGATGAAATGTGCTCTATGTGTCCTATAGCTAAAATGTGTTTTGCTGTGGGTATCTCAAGCAAAGAATATGGTGTTTGGGGTGGAGTTTATTTAGATGCTGGAAAAATATCTAGAGAATTCAATAGACATAAATCAAAAACTGATTGGGCTAATACTTGGCAAAATCTAACGATGGAACAGGAATAAGATATGTATACATTAGAAATGAAAAGAGCTTTTCGTTCTATCACACCGCCACCAAACTTTGAAGTTGAGTTATATGAACACAATGTAGAAGGATTGTTTTTTATTGAAATTGTGGCAGATGAATATAAATTTATTAAACTACTTGACGAAGACAAGCGTAGTGCTGTAGAATATATGGTAAGAGTAAAAAAAGCACTAGAAGATAATGGTGCAATTGTACAACTAACCAGAAGGGCTGTAGAGTAATGGATATTTTTAACATTGTTGTTTATGCACTATTGACAACACTTATTGCATATTTAGGTTTTAGGAATTTGTCTTTAAGACGTAACTTCCAGAATGCTATTTCTGAAAAGCTTCAGGCACAAATTAATAAAGACATCATAGCAATTGAATATTCTAAAGTTATTCAAGAACTAGAAAATAAAAAACTAGAAAAGTCTGATGACTTTCTTAAATTTATTTCCGACTCTCGTGATTGGGCTTTTGAATACATTGAAGATGTTCAAGAAAACTTGTCTAAGTTTGACAAACAAATAACTAAAATTATTAAGTGGAATGAAACTTACGGTTCTACAACTGGAGAAAATCCACATTCAGAAAAGATTAAACAAATTTCTGTGGCATATAAAAAGTTAAAAGACTTATTGCCAGAGAATAACCAAACGCCTAATAACTAGGCACAAATAAGGAGAAATAAAATGAATAAAGCAATGATTGATTCATACTTTCGTAACCTGCTAGGTGTAGTCCTTGCGTTGGTTACAACCACAATGGCAAGCAAGGGTCTTGCCTCACCACTTGACTTTGGAGTTGGTGAATGGCTAACCGTAGCAAATGGTCTATGGGCTGCTGCTATTCCAACACTTCTACGTTGGGTAAATACTAAAGACCCAGCCTTTGGTAGAGTAGCGGAAGTAGTTGCTGCAGAAGTAACCAAAAAGATTGATGCTGCTGCAAAGGCTGCTCCAAAAGCTCCAGCCAAAAAGACTACTCCAAAGAAGTAGTAGAAGTAAAAAGATAGCCAGGGTTTTTGCCCTGGCTTTTCTTTTACCCAATAATGGATAAGTATTTATCTTTTAAAACATCTGGTGCAAAGTTATTGTATCCAATTTCATATGCTTTATGTTTAGTTGCAGGAATGTCATATTCATTAATAAACTTATCAACAAGTTCCGCTAACTTCTGTGGGTCTGTCTCATATGAGTCGGTAGGACCTTTAAAGTTAATTGTGCGGTCATAGGAAGCCTCTACAAGCCATTCTAGAGGTAAGATGGTATTATTAGGTGATATATTTGTCATAATAACAGGGAGTCCACTAAGCAATGCTTCATTCATTGGTAGGCATAGTCCACCATATTTGCGAGGTAGAACCATCAAATCAAATCCAGAATACAGGTCAGCCCTATTGTCTGGATTATCATTTCTAATGGTAAGCCTAGAGTCTTCACACTTTGGGTCATAGTCACCTTGAACCGTTATAACTAATTCATAATCTGCTTTAGAATATTTTAACATTTCAATAATAGTATCAGTACCGTTTCTATCACCATGGGCTCGTTTACCTGCAACATGAAGAATTCGTTTATGTGTTTTAGCCTGGTTAATCTTTCTTGCTTCTTTAAATATTTCTGGAGAAGTTGGTGGTGGCAGATGCATTATTCTGGAATGGTTTCCAAAATATTCTCTCATCTTATCCATATTCCATAAACTTGGTCCAAGTAAGATATGTGGTTGCCTAATTCCATCGTGAACAAAATGTTCAAAAAATTCATAGTTGTATTGTAGAATTGTTTTTATTCCACGTCTATGTGCTAAGTTAGAAAGCCTATGACTATAAAATATTTCACAACTAATTACTACATCTATGTCAGTTAAAAATTCTCCAACTTCTGAATATGTTGCAAATCCTTCACTAGTGGTTTGAACATTATATCCATCGTACCATTCTGGGTATTGCTTGTTGCCATTGAAATGTGATGAATCAATAAGAAGAATTTTATCTGGCTTTAGCATATCGACTAATTCTTTAGTTTGATTTCCTAGTCCAGTTTTGTCTGCTCTTGCAATTATTCCTAGTCTCATGTTTCCGTAAGCCCCCATGAAATATCATCATCAGTAAATTTCTTTAGACCCTGACGACCATCTGTGTGATAAGACCGTTTGTTATTTGTCTTGCTTGGATAATAAATCCAAAGTTTATGTTTTTCCCAACCTTCTTTAGATTTAGTTTTTTTCCAAGGAATTATATATTCTTCATAAGCAACGCTATGCATATAGTCTTCAATAAAAGTTTTTTCTGGCATATCAGCTAAAACTATTTCTTTATAGTAGGAAACTTTAGATAGGTGTGGTCTTTGACTCCATTGAACTGTTTCTAAAAAGTCCCCAACTATGTCTAGCATTAGCCAGTTATGAGCTTCTGGAACAACAGCTTCGTGATAAAAACGAACGGTATTAGCCTTGCCAGAATCAATAATATCAACACAAGCATCCCAGTCAATTGGTTCATCAATCACTAAAGGAGTGTCACCCTCAATATAAACCATCAAAGGAGTGTTGATTAAATCAATTGTTTGTTTCATCATTGTGCTTTGGTGAGAATGCTTTTCAAAAATAATTGGTAAAACATTTTTATATTCATGCAAACATTTCCAAAGTATTCTTGTTTTATATTCATCATACTGTTCCTTACGATGAAGTTGTTCTTCTCTCAACCCATCAATTTGAAGAATGATTTCACTATCTGGTAGGTGATGTCTAATACTTTTAATTGTCTCTTCAAGAATATATGTTTCTGGGTGGCTAGGAATTACCGAAGTAACCAATACAACCGTAATATCTTTTTTATTCATTTATTTGTTCCATAATCTTATATGCAAAATCTCTTTTGTATTTAATCCACCAACTAACTACCCTGTGCATATTTGCAGGATAGTCTATTAATTCTTTAGATATAATTTCTGGTAAAGTATACCAGTTTGCAGTCTTGGGTGTTGGAACTTCTTGTTCAAAAACAAAATTCCAATAGTCTTGTTTTTCATTAGAAGAATTTCTTAAATCTCCTATTGGAAGTGCAAGCATTTCTAGTGCTTCATAAAACCTAAATGAGTCTACTGTAGATGTGCCAGCAGGGCAAGGAACTATCTTAGACTCAAGAATATGTTTGTAATAATCTTTTGGTTCATAGCCTTGTGTAAATCCAGGGGTAGGGTTGAACAATGCATTTGGAATACTGGGCATAATTTCTGCAAGCTGTTTGCGTCTATCGTGAGTAATTTGACCAGAAAAGAATGCGTCATTCTTTTTACCTGTGTATTCTGGTAAGTTATTTTTCATGTGCGATGGACAACCTATTGGCATTTTATTAAATTGGTCATGTCTACCAGGATATGGAGATTGAATCCAAACATGAATGTTGTGGTGTGCAATTCTATCTGCTCTAAAGGCACCACGCTCATCTCCTGTAACAAATAAAACTACTCTGTTAACTTTTCGTAACTCTCTAGATATCTCTTCATTTAGTCCTCTATTTTCATAACCACAAATAACCACAAAGGCTTTATCAACTTTAGGTAATGATGCTACTTCTTCATAAGTTATTTTATTTTTGTCAAATGCTTCTTTAACAAAACCAAAATCCCATTTGTGGTCTGGAAAACTTTTGCCATCAACAGCCAATAAGTATGCCTTAATATCATTCATAGTACAGGTGTGCCTCGTGCTGGTAGTCAATTAATGTTTCTTCATATCCAAACTCATCTCTAAGCCAGTGACGAAGTTCTGCAAGATATTTTCCATACTGGTGAAACATAAATTCTGGGTGTCCAGATAGCCAAATCTTTGGTTTATAATTTTTAAGAACATGGTATGCCCCACCAAGAACTTTCCATTCACTACCTTCAACATCCAATGTGATGGCGGTAGGTGGCTTAATGCCATAATCATACACACAGGAGTCAATGGTAATTTGACCATAGTTGGCTCCTTCAAGATATAGTTCTTTAAAGCCGTGTGCTGCTTCAATAACCTGGTTTGCCTCTGGTGGAAACTCATTATTATAAACTCTAGCAAGGTCATTAATTTCATCTGAAGCAAATCCAGGAATACAAGCAAGTGGCAGGTCTAGGTTATTTGCTTCCCAAACTGCTGGCATATGAGACCAGACCTTTGGATTGGGTTCAAACAAAACAACTTCTGCTCCCCACATTTGACACAAAGCAGCCATTTCACCTTCTTCAGCTCCAACGTAATACATGACATCACCCTTACCAAGACCATCATGCATTGATTTTAGTCTGAGTTTTTCCCAGCCTTTTTCTGTATACCATTCGGGTCTATCTGCCCTGTGCTTTGGAAGCACCATTTTCCATTCTCCATTAAGAATAGCTTTTACCATTTCAGTCATGTTGTTTGTACCTTCCTGCAGTTATTCTGCTTACATGATTTAAATCATCCTCTTTGGGACAATATTTTATATCAACATCTGGCAAGTTAAATGGGGTATCGTAATACTCCTCAGTTGGATTTCCTCCACCAGGATAGTGTCCCCACTTGTTATAAAAATATTGGTGAAGTATGTTGTCGTTAGACCTTACCCCACCAAGGTTAATGCTGTGACCCATAACCGTATCAGAAACATCAAAAACAATCTTTTCCCACTTAACGTTTGGGATTGCTTTTTTAATTCTAATTGCATAGTCTAAATCGTCATAGCCATATGGAGTAAAGTTTTCATCCCAACCACCTACTGTATCAATAACGTCTTTTCTAAATGCCATTAGATGCCAGCCAAACAAAGGCTTTCCTTCAACAATCTGAGCATCTGTTTTGGAAAGGTGTTCGATGATGTCAAGACCACCAATTTCTCCAAACCTGACTGCTGCACTAGCAATGATAAGCCAATCAGCATTATCCTTGTAAAGCTTTTTAATTCCAAGATTGTGACTAGCCATTACGCCAATATTATTTTCTGTATTATCAATTTCAAAAACATCAAGTTTGCAATTTTTCATAAACTCGTCACGAAATTCTTTTACACGAAATGGTAGGCACATTACATACTTCATTGAATGCCTAATTCTTTCAAGATGGTTTGCCATCTGTGCTTGTATGTATGTTCATTCTTAGTACGCTCATGTCCAGCAAATCTGATTGATTCTCTTTCATCATTGTTTATAATATAATAATCAATCTTTTCTTTTAGGTCTTGCAGATTCCCATGCTCATAGAATACAATTTCTTTGCCATCCTCAAAGTATTCCTCTAGTCCTACAATGCGAGGATAAATGCTAAAACCACCACGACCAGTTGATTCAAATAGTCTATCGCTAGTGTAGTAAGGATAATTAAAATCAATATTAAGAGTATCTCCAATAGATACCTTGCTTCTAGCGTAGATTGTGTTTAATTGTTCTCCACGGATAGTTCCTGTATCTCCATCGCCACCAACGTGCAAGAAACGATTGCCATATGTTTCTTTTAAGAAATCAATTAATTGTGGACGATAGGGGTATTCGTGATGATATCTTTTGCTACCAACAAATACTACATCATAATCAAAGCTATCTTTATTATATCCTTTATCTATGTAGCACTCTTCTCCAAAAACTCCAGCGGTAAGGAAGTGACCCTTTACATTAGTATTCTCATTAAACCAATCAGCCATTAGCTTATCTACCGTAAAGAAATGTCCAATTGTTTTGTAAAAGTTATCCTGCTCTAAATCCTTCTGGCGGTCTAGACCAAACCAAAGGTCAAGGTGATACGTCATTGTCTTAATGCCCTGTTCGTGAAATCTTTCCAGAATATCGGTCATTGAATACATTCCAGGGGTTTCCCAGCCATGAGTGTGTACCCAAATAAACAGGTCAGCGTTAAATTCCTTAGTTCTTCTATAAATTTTATCCGACGGCATGATGCGTTCTTGCATCTTCATTACATTATGTCCAAGTGCCTCAAGACTTCTAACGTGATGGTTTTCACTACTATAGGGAACTTCAAAGTTACCTAAAAATACTATATTAGCCAATTATTTTTTCCTTACTACTAGCTAAAATAATTATATCATGCTATACTATTTAAGTACCTGCCATTTGGAGGTATACAACTCGCTTAATAGGAGATGATATATATGGTTATTACTAACCCATTCGGAGCACTTGGTCTAGATATTGACAAGTTTTTCCAAACAGTACCAACCCAAACCGCATTCCCACCATACAACGTTGTTAAGATTAACGAAGACAAGATTGTTATGGAATTTGCGGTAGCTGGTTTCAAGAAGAGTGACATTAGTATCACTACTGAAAAAAACATTCTAACAATTAAGGCAGACAAAGTTGCTGATGATAAGTCATACCTACACAAGGGTATTGCTGCTCGTAAGTTTACTCGTGCCTTTACTCTACCAGAGTACTTTGAGGTAGAGGCTGCTGGATTTGAAGATGGGATTCTTTACATTGACCTAATTCGAAACATTCCAGAAGAAAAGAAACCAAAACAAATTACAATCATTTAATAATTTAATAGTCATATACTCCTGGGGCATGAGTTAAAACTGTCCCAATTTTTATGCTATAATGTATGTATGAATGAAGAGCTTATTAATATGCTAAAGGTGTTGCTTGCAGACACTATTGCCCTAAAGTTTAAGGCACATGGATATCACTGGAACGTAGAGACAGACGACTTCCCACAATACCACAAGTTCTTCCAAAAAATTTATGAAGATTTTGAAGGTGCAATCGACCCATTTGGAGAGTGGATTCGCTTGGTTGACAATGGACAGTATGCTCCATTCTCACTATCTCGTTTAGCATCTTTGTCAACTGTTCCAGAAAATCCAGTAACTACTGACCACGAAGCAATGTCTGCAGACCTTCTGGCATCAATTGAATTGGTTACTCCAAAACTTATTCAGGCATTTGACATGGCTACTGCTGCAAAGCAAAATGGTCTTGCTAACTTTTTTGCAGACCGTCAGACTGCTCACCAGAAATGGACTTGGCAACTACGCACTGTAGTAAAACCAGAACCTATGGCAGAAGCACCAGCACAGCAAATGGAGATGAAAGACTAATGCCCTATAAAGTTGGAGCAAAGGGAAGTTACGGATGTAGCGGATACCCTGCAGTTAAAGATGATGGAACCGTCATGGGTTGCCACAAAACCAGAGCAGAAGCTGCTGGACAGATTTACGCTATTAATCGTAGCGAAGGAAACATTGGCAAAGCAGCCACAGACATTATGGAAGGTGACTACGTAATGGGTAATACTATGGACGGTGAAGTTCATGGTCGTGTTGAACACATTATGATTGAAGGTGGCACTCTTGGTACCCCTGGTAGTCAATATGCTTTAGAGTCTATGCCACCAGACAATCCAGCAATGTCTGTTAGAATTTATGAAGAAGAAGAAGATGGTGTGTGGGAACCAACAGCATACAGCATTGGAATGATGTATGCAGATGCAACAAGGCTAGACGCTTTAGAGGGACATCACATGGAAGATGACATGGAAAATAACATGGACTATGATATGGAAATGTATATGGATGAAGATATGCATAAGGCAGAGTCTTACTCACCAACCTCTGGCATGAAGGCTGCTGCTGCTCGTGCTATCCGTTGGAAAGAAGAAGGCAAGGCTACTGGAGCAGGAACTCCTGTTGGCTGGGGTAGAGCCAGAGATATCGTAGCAGGTCGCTCAATGTCTCTTAGTGTAGTTAAGCGTATGTACTCATTCTTCTCACGCCACGAGGTAGACAAAAAGGGCAAGGACTTTAACAACACTGCTAACCCTAGCAATGGTCGCATTATGTGGGACGCTTGGGGTGGAGACGCTGGTTTTTCTTGGTCTCGTGGCATAGCTCAAAGAGAAATGGACAAAGCATTGTTTGCTGATTTTGGTAAAGACTATTCTAGAGATGAATTATCCGTGTCTAAGGCTGGCAGTGTTGGCAGTATGGTTTCCTGGAATTCTTCTGGCGGTACAGCAACAGGAAAGATTGTTAGAATTATTAGAAATGGTAAATACAATGTTCCTAACTCAGACTTTGTAATAACTGGAACACCAGAAGACCCTGCTGCAGTAATTAGACTATACCGTGATGGTAAGCCAACAGATACCTTGGTTGGACATAAAGTAAGCACACTAAAAAACAAATAACATATGCTATAATATTTGTATGACTCAACACAGAATTGTTTCCTTAAACTCAAGCACAGCCACCAGGCTTACCCCAGTAGGCGGACATGGAGGAATGACTCTAACTATCCAAAACTCAACTGCCTCAGATACCGTTTATATTGGTGGTGATGCAGATGTCACTTCATCTAGTTATGGGTTCAAGTTAGCAGCAGGTGCTGCTATTGCTATTGACCTACCAAGTTCTTATCCACTTTGGGCTATTGGCTCAACAACAGTAAACGTATCAGTCTTGCAAATTGGTTTGGAAGGAAGATAACTATGGGTACTACATTTTATCCAGCCCCATCATCTGGTGGCTCTCCGTCTGCTCCTGCAGCTACCGCTGCTGCATCTAGCACTGGCTACATTGGTATGCCACAAAACTCTAAATCAGCATCATACACACTAGCAGCATCTGATGCTGGTAAACACATTTATGTAACTGTTACTGGACAAACAATAACTATTCCAGCAAACTCTTCGGTAGCGTTTGAAATTGGAACAGCCATTACTATTGTTAATGCTGCTGCAGTTTCTACTTCTATTGCAATAACAACTGATACTCTGCTTTTGGCAAATGCTGGAACAACTGGAACAAGAACTCTTGCTGCTCATGGTGTTGCAACACTTATAAAGATTACTGCTACTTCTTGGATTGCCAGTGGAAACGGACTGTCATAATGTCTGGAATACTTAGTGGACTACTAGCATCTCTTAAATCTGCAATAGCAAAAGTTTATTTTGTTGTATCAAAAGGTGACTCTTCCAACAATACTCCTGTGCAAACGTATATAAAAACAGTTTTTGATTCTCAAAATAATTATTATTCTTTTTATAGTACTGGGGAAATTATTAAACGTGATGGAACTACTGGAGAAGTAATTTGGGTAAAAAGAGAACCCCAATATAATCCTCGAAATTCTTGGAATTCCCCTCTAGTTGTTTCTGATGGAATTTGGTTTATTGGCAACTCGGTATCACCAGGTGATATTATAAAAATTGACTTTAATGGAAATGTTTTAGAAAAAAGAAGTTTATTTGACGCTTCTGGACGTATGCTAATAACATCCGACTTAAAACTTGTTAGACTACAAGATTATGGGTATGCTATTGGTAAAGGGTATGTTGCAGTTAACCTTCCAGAAGCCTATGATTACGCTACTGGTGCAGGTTTAGCAAAATCTTCTTTAAAAAATCTTACTGGTAGTCAAGAATTTGAGGGCTATTATCCAAACATAATTATGAATAATTCTAATACAATTTTTGCATCTGGCACTGGCGATGGTGGATATGGAACTAGCAAAACTTTTGCAAATGTCTACAAATATAACATTGGCTCAACTACTGCTCAAAGATATTTAATTGGTAACATATATGGAATATATAATATTAGTTTATATGTTGCTCCTGCAAATTCTGGCAATTACTACGTAAACTGGACTGCTACAAATGGTTCTGGCAGTGGAGATGCAAATATCCATATGCTAAGAAAAATAACCAGTGCTGGTCAAGACTCAGGATATACAATATCTGGATTTACTGATGGAATTGCTTCAGCAATGGTAGTTGACTCCTCAGAAACTTATTTATATGCAGCATTTGGTGGGAATGGGTCAACCGTTGTAAAAATTGTTAAATTTTCTATAACTGGAACTTGGAGTATTGTATGGCAAAGAGACATAACCATAAACTCTGGTAGTACTTCCTTTACTACTACAGTTCAAACTATTGATTTGGATAATAATGGTGACTTAGTTTTTGGAGTAAGTAATTATTATTCATCATTAGTTTCTAACCGAGGTTTAATTTTTGCTAAATTAAAACCAGACGGCAGTCAGGTAGGAACTTTTGCAGCAGGTTCAGGCAATATAAAAATACTAAGTGGTAGCGACATATCTATTTCTAGTGGTGGCAGTTATGGAACAAGCGGAACAGTAAGTACTGTTACTTTGGCAAATACAATCGGAACTGGAACTACAACTAGTTCATATTCTGTCGCATATACAGATGTCACATCCTACTATAATTCAACTGAGGTGAAGTCAATACTGTGATAAATACTAAGTCTTTATACTTTTTACATATACCAAAAGTTGGTGGACTAGTCCTACGTAATCTAAGACCATTACTTAAAAAAGAAAATATGCCAGTGTTTTCTACTTTTGGAATTCCATTTACTAATTTTAATGACTATAAGTTTATTAATTCACATTTTGGAGTTACCCCATTAGATTTAGAGAATTTTGATACCGCTGTACTACTTCGTGAGCCACTAGATAGAGTAATTAGTAACTTTACTTGGTTTTTAATTAACAGTACTTTTAACTACAAAGACGGTTACGCTGGACTTTCTTTGGAGCAAAAACTTAGACGATATTTGTTTGAAGATGAAGCTTACCTTGTTCACAATAACCTTCAAACAAAATTCCTAACTGGAATTGTAAATAAAGAAAACTTAGAGCAGCACTACAGGTATAACTACACACATGAAAATAGCCCAGTAGTTTCACCAGAAATTTTTGCATCACCACAAACTATATACGAACACACGCTTGCAAAAAGGACTGAAGATTGGTTTTTAACTAATGAAGAGTTCTCTATAAGTGCAGCCAAATCAAACTTAGACAAATGTTTGATTGTTGGAATTACAGACAGGCACGATGAATTTATGGTTAAAATTTTTGATTGGATTAAGACTAATTGGGGATTTGATTGGCAAGAAGAGTTTAATTCTATTGTTGCTGAAAAAACTGCAGAGTCTGGCTTTCCATATTATAACTATGGCTCATTTACAGACGGTGATGGTAAAACGTACACAAGTGCTGACTTCAGGGCAATGCTTACAGAAGCAGAGATTGCACAGATTTATTCTGACAATTCTTTAGACTTAGAGCTATACAACTACGCAAAGACTAAATAATGATTATACAGATACTTGGACTTCCAGGGTCTGGCAAGACCACCCTGGCTTTGACACTCAAAGAGCGACTAAACGCTATTCATTTAAATGCTGATGAAGTAAGAGCTACCCTAAATTCTGATTTAAAGTTTAGTGAAAAAGACCGTGCAGAAAATGCAAGGCGTTTGAAAGAGATGGCATCATTACTATCTAAACAAAGATACACTGTAATTGTAGACTTTATCTGTCCAACTAAAACAACTCGTGAAGCATTTGGCAAACCAGATATTAAGATTGTTATGAATACTATTGTCTCTAGTCGCTTTCCTGATACTGATGCTATGTGGATTCCTGTAGTTGATGCTGACCACACCTTCTATGAATGGAAGCCTGAAAAAGAAATGGCTGATGAAATCATTAATAAGTTTAATTTGTTTGATTGGTCTGCCCCTACAACCCTGATGCTTGGTCGCTACCAGCCATGGCATGAAGGTCACGCTGCCCTTAAGGAAGAGGCACACAATCGCACTGAGCAGGTTCTGGTGGGCATTAGAAGCACCCACAACACTTCCGACAAGGACCCACTTACATTTGATGAAGTAAACAACTTTATTCCAAATGAAACTAATGAACTTAAACTTCGCTTACCAAACATTACAAACATTGTGTATGGGCGTGATGTAGGGTATAATATAGAGAAGATAGAATTATCTCCAGAGATTCAGGCAATATCAGCAACACAAAAACGCAAAGAACTAGGACTATGACATTAGTAAAATCTATTGCATATAGGATTTGGCAAAGCTTAATTACCTTTATGATTGCTTTAACTGTTACTGGTAAATTTGAAACTGCTGCACAAATTGTTGGGCTGGAAGTTCTATTTAAAATATTTACCTATTGGGTATTTGAAAAAATTTGGAAAAGAGTTATTAAATGAAAACACTAATTCACTTTACTGCTGACTGGTGTCAGCCCTGCAAAAGAATGCAGCCAGTGATTGACAAGGTAGTTTCTGAAAATACAGGAAGCTATATCAAAATTAATATTGAGAAAGACACAGAACTATTTGATAAGTACACATCTTATTTTGGTTCTGTAATGTCTGTTCCTACTCTTTGGAGTATTCAGAATGAAGAGTTGATTGATTCACATATTGGCGTTGCTACCGAAGAAAAAATTCTATCCATGTACGCTTGACACATCTAGGTCTATGCTGTAAAATAGAGGTATGACAAAACCAGATTGGGCGGAACGCCTACAACGCACATTTAAACGTAAATACGACCTTGGTTTTCACGATGGACAAAAGATTGGATACGACGAAGGCTTTATGTCTGGCTCCAAAAAGGCTGTAACAGAAGCTCGTAAAGTATTTATTAAATTGCTTCAGGACCAATCTAAGAAAATTCCACAGGATAATATAGAATATCATAGTGCTATAAATAAAGCCATTGAACTAATTAGAAAAGGTAAATAATGGAACATAATCTTTTAGATGTTGTATTTGGAATTGACCATATCATTGCAGAATTCTTTTGGAATGCTGTATTTGCAATAGCAGTTTTTGCGGTATCAAAAGCAAAACTGTTTAGCAAAATTCACAAGTACATTGATGATAAACACAAAGTAACACACAAACAAGGAGAATACTAATGCTAAAACCTATTGAAGATAGAGTAGTAGTAAAGCCAATTGTTGAGGATATTTCAGCAACCGCATCTGGCTTTTTGATTAACAAGACTGACGAGAAGCCACAAGAAGCAATTGTGATAGCAGTTGGTCCAGGAATTACGCTTCCAAGTGGAGCACACGTTGACCTAGATGTAAAAATTGGGGACAAGGTTATCTTTGCAAAGTACAGTGGCACAGAAGTTGCTCACGATGGAGAGAACTATCTAGTGTTACCATATCGTGACATTCTTGCAGTATTGGAGCAAAACTAATGGATGAAGAGAAGTTTAACAAATTATTTACAGATAGTATTCCAACAATTAGCACAGTTCCAGGAATGGAAAACTATCTAACAATGTCTCGTGACCTTCTAGAAGACTTCAAGCGTCAGGCTAGAGACAGCGAACGAATTGACATTATTGACTATCTAAAAGAATTGGCTAAAGACCCTAGTGGAATTAATCTACAGGGTGCAATTCTAAAATTGGAAAACATTAATGAACTCAGGCAAAATTAATGTATTGGATAAAGGATATGTCCGTAAACATTTCCAGAAACTTTTAAGGCATTGCATCAATGATAGTATATATTGAATCTATGGTATTAGTTGGTGTATGGGTAAACACTATTATTAATTTAATTAATTATTTTAAGAATAAGTAGCATTACTCCTCATGGCTCAGTGGATAGAGCAACAGACTTCTAATCTGTAGGTCGTAGGTTCGAATCCTACTGAGGGGACTTTTCGTATTTGCTTGGTTCTGGGAAAGCATCTTTTAGATAACCTTCTAAAACACCTTCAAATGTATCATCATTTGTAGAAATATATGGAAGTGGATTAGCTATGATTTGTTCCAGGGTAACGTGATTATGAACCTTGACATCATCATGCTTCTCTCCACCAACATTATACATATTACCATAGTTAGAACGCCATAGCCCCAAAGTTCTAACAACCTTAGCAAGATTAGTTTTGTTCATTATCATTGGAACATGAAGTTCATAACTTAGTGGCTCTTCGTAACCAAGATAGTTGAGTACATCACGAGTCTCTTCAAGTAATACACGATAGCCAACGCTAAACTTTACCATCTCAATATGTCCCTCTATTGTGCCACGGTGGTAATTCTTGATTTCATCCACAGGTCTAACAGTAAAAAAATCATCATTCATCAACACAAAATTTTCTGACACATCGTAATGTCTAGCAATAGCAGCAAGGTTTGCCCTAGCGTTATCATACTTGTTTGTGTTTTGTTTTAGCCTAACGTGGTTTCCAATATACCAATCTGGCTTACCACCAAATACCCAAATATTATCGTGAGGAAGATTTACTATAGCAGACCTGATAGAGTATCTTAACTCTTCGTTGTCTCCATCTCTACAGATGTAAACTAAATCCATTACTCAGCCAATCGTTCGTATGCCCATCCAAGAACAGCAGCAGCTACCAAATCATTACTCATATCTTTTTCTAAAATAAGTTCTCTTAGTTTTTCAAAAAATATTATGCGTTGGTCATTCATTCCATCTGTATATTCTTGTGGTACTTTTAGATTTTCATCCATTAAACAATTATATCAAATCTTTACAATGTCTGCTCTATCTGGTATAATTAATAAATGAAAGACAAGTTTCGCTATTTCTTATACCCAGAAAGAGTTTATGTATTTAAAATAGCTGAAAAACAAATTGAAATTAGCGGTAAAGAAATAGTAGAAAGAATTATTGATGGACAGAAAAGCAAAGAGGCAGAACGAAAGACTTCTGAACTCAGTGAAACGCAAAGCTAAAAAAGATATGGAAGATTGGATTGTCACATTGACAGAACTTCCAACAGAAGGAGAGATTAAGTCTTTCCAAGCTGGCTACATTGCTGGCATTAACCGTGGAGCAAGCGTTGAGCGTTCTTGAGTGGATTATATTAATTGTTGGTCTACCCCTACTTTTGCTTTTAGCATGGGCTACAGACAATAAGGACGATGATGCGTAAGATTGTTTTGGTTACTGGTGGCTTTGACCCTATTCATTCAGGTCACATCAGTTATTTTAAAGAAGCAGCAAAGCTAGGTGATTGGCTTGTTGTTGGTTTAAATAGTGATGCTTGGCTTACTCGCAAAAAGGGAAAGCCTTTTATGCCATACAGTGAGCGTGAGATAGTTATCTCAGAATTGCGTTGTGTTGATGAAGTTATTATGTTTGATGATTCTGATAACTCTGCCAAGGATGCTATTCAAAAGCTATTATGGTATTACGAAGATGCCATGATTGTCTTTGCTAATGGTGGAGATAGAGGTAGAGACAATATCCCAGAAATGGATTTACAAAGCGATAGAGTTGCTTTTGTCTTTGGTGTTGGTGGTAATGACAAAAAGAATAGCTCTAGTTGGATTTTAAAAGAATGGAAGAATGATGTATAAACTAATAGCCTTTGACCTTGATGGCACCTTAACAGAATCAAAACAAATACTTGATGATAAGACTGCCAGATTTATTACTAAACTTGCTTATGATTATGACATTGCCATTATTACTGGCGGTACACTAAAACAAATTGAAACTCAAGTACTGGGAAGAATACCAGACTGGGTACAAACAAAGCTATACTTAATGTCTTGCTCTGGTGCTACCTATGAGGCACAAGGAACTTTAATATACAAAGAAGAAATTCCATTGATACAACGAGATATTATTAAAAGTATTGTTAAAGTTACTGCAGAGAGCATGGGACTTCTAGAAGAAAATCCAGCAGGAGAAATCATTGAAGATAGAAAAGCTCAGATTACATTTTCTGCATTAGGACAAAAGGCAAAACTAGAAGACAAGTCTGCTTGGGACCCAAGGGGAACTAAGCGTAAAGAAATGATTGCTGCCTTGAAGAAGGTCCTACCAGATTATAGCATTAGACTTGGTGGTACTAGTAGTATAGACATTTCGTTGCCAGGTATAGACAAAGAGTTTGCACTAAAACAATTAATGAAATATAGAAAGCTTGACACATCAGAAATCCTGTATGTTGGTGACAAATTCCGTCCAGGAGAAAATGACTATCCTGCTCTTCTTGCTGGGGTAACCTGTCTTAGAGTAGTCCAGCCACAAGATACCATTGAGAGAGTAGAGAAGTTTCTTGCCAATGTTTGGATGGTGTAACACAGGCTACCATAAAGATTGTTTGTTTAAAACATCTTGGAACTTAGAGTGTTCGTGTGAATGCCATACTAAAAAATCCACATCTTAGATACATCTGGTAATGTTGCAGGGTCTTTTGTAGCCAGCCCTGCTCTACTATAAGCAGCTCTAGCATCTAGATTATTTTCGATTGCAAGCGTAGCCCCACGAGCTTTGAGTTTCTTTCCCATTTCACCCTTGTACTCGTTATCAGACATAGGACCAGGATTCATATATAATGCGGAATATCGGACACCAGCAGACCTTAAGGCTTTAACGGTTTCTATACGTTGTTTTGGGCTGCGACCTGTGACAATGTAGATTGGTCCTTTTAGTGTTTTGATATACTCAATGGTTCGCTGAATTGGTTGAGTGCCGTTGCGAAGCAGGGTATCATCAATGTCTACAATTGTTGCCATTTATCAATTATAACATACATGATATACTTAATGAATAACCACGCTGGTTGATTAAGTTCCTAGCGTGGTTTTAAATGTCTGAGGGTAACTCTATAATAGAAGTACAAACAAAGGAGAAAAATGATTAAGTTTGAAAATGGAATGTTGGTGCTAGATGGCACTTCAACAAAAGAAGATGTAGATGCAATTAATGAATTTGCAAACCACCAGAGAGATATGGCTATTAACTTAGTTAAGCAAAGACTGCTAAATGCTTGGGGTGCTTATAAAAGAATAGAGGGAGCAGACTATATGTGGTCAATGAATGAAATTGTAGATATAGTTACTGGTAGGCTAGACGGAATACACCCTGTATTCTATGACTCAGAGTACAATGGTGAAGTTCCAGAAGGTGCAATACTTCTAGAGACTAATTAGTCTACGCTTTGATGGGTCAAACATCTTAGGACGTTTCTTAGATGCTTTACCATTCTGACGGTTGCTATTGCGAGTGTTTGTTTTTTTGGCTGCCATAGTAAAATTATAGCATAAGCTCGGCGGTAAAATAGAGTACAAACGCTTGACAAGCAAGCGACCATCCACTATAATATATATAGGTCCATTAAACGAAGGAATCGAATGCAAACCTTTCTACCATATAAGTCTTTTGCCAAGTCTGCAAGAGCATTAGATAATAAACGCCTTAACAAGCAAATTCTTGAAGGCTACCAAATCCTAAAAGTCCTAAACAATCCAGACCCAAGTGCTGCTTGGCGTAACCACCCTGCTGTAAAGATGTGGCGTGGGCATGAGATGGGTCTATGGAATTACATTACCGCAATGGTGCTAGAAGCAAATAATCGTGGTATTAAAACTGATAAAAACATGGAGAACCTTATTGCTCTTCGTGATGCTACCCAAGATAACTGGGGTAGGGAAATTCCACAGTGGTATCGTAATAAAGATACCATTGCTAAAGTAACTACTACTCACCAAGTTAACCTATATCGTAAAGACCCAATGTATTATTACCAGTTTGGTTTAGCAAAACTAAGTGAATACAATAAGCCATGTTGCCAAGACAAAAAGACTCCATGCCAGTACTTTTGGGTAACTCACGAAAAGGAATACAATGAAGTTGCCTAAGATACTCAAATGGCGTGTACGGCTCGTACAGCAAGGATATGACGTGGGTTGGAAGCACGGATACCAGGCAGGTATGGATGAACAACATAAACAGATTATAGACTTATTGAATAGCAATATTCATGGGGTAGATTGGTTGAAAGAAGAACCAATTGAATTGAAAGATATTGTTCCTATCGTAAAGGAACACGTAGCAGATAAGGAACCAGTTGGATGGCACTAACAGATGATGTAATGTTTGTTGCAGGTATACGATATGAACAAACACGTATTCTTAAATGGATTGAGAGTAATAGAAGTGCCATTGAGATAGATGCAGGAATTAATGTTTATCGTGACCATTTTGATTCAGAATCATTGATTGAATTTATTGAAGCAAGAGATGAAAAACTCTGACTTTGACCTTGACCTAAAGTTTGGGCTAGAAGGTGAAAACACAGTAGCCAATCTACTTAGTATAGATACAGTAGAAGTCAAGAGAGATGCTCGCTGGAAAGAAACTGGCAATCTATATATAGAAACTGAATGTTGGTATAACTCATCTCAGTCATGGGAACCATCAGGTTTGTCTGTATCTAAAGCAACACACTATGCGTTTGTTTTGGAGGGTATGGTAGTAATAGTAGCAACTTCAGACCTAGTAGAAATAACATCTACTAAAGGTAAACCTATAGAGTGTAAGATAGAACCAAATCCGTCTAAAGGGTTTTTAATCAAGTTGTCACATATCGTTGAACACTACAAAAATGGATAGTTATCCACAGGTTATACACATAGTTATCCACACATAAATCTTACTGATTGTTTTGATAGTCATTGTGGAGAGAAATGGAGAGAAAGGGAATGGATAATAGAGCCTATATATAGTAGCCAACCTTCCCCCAAACCACTATATCTAGTATCTGC